GTAATATCCAACCGAATCTATTGTCATTTGACATCCATTCACATGTCAGCTCACCATATTTCAACCCAGCGACTAAACAAAAGTTGAGCTATGGTGCAGTTCCGGCAGCAACTGATCATAAAGCATCAACATTCTTTTCTTTGGATCGTGCTGCAAAAGCGATGGGTTGGACGAAGATGTATCTGTCAGAAGCAAAACAGGACACGCAGCATCAGCGTAGTTTGATCAATTTCCGCCAGTACGGAATTGTACTTCCTACAGCAGAGGAACATCGTGGGGCGATTGTTTCGGCTAACGTGTAATCAATCAATTTTCCATCATTAAAAAATTAAAAAATGGCTTTTAAAAAAATTATCCTAGTCCTTCCGGCGGAAGGATATACCGGCGAAACAGTCGAGCATACAGTAACGAAAACAAATCTGACCAATCAGCCTGAACTTGCTGAGGCAGGTATCAAAGAAGGCGATAAGATCCAGGTGATGCCAAAAGAGGAAAATCCTAATAAGGCTGTAAAACCCCAGGTTGATACCGACCCTGTTACATCAGACAATGATAACAAGTCTTATCAACGAGCCGCTGAAATAGCGGAAAAAATGAGCGTAGAAAAAGTGTTTGAAAATAAAGACACTGGCGAATTTTTCACAAGTGAAAACCTTGCCTTGCTCAGCACCAAACAGGACAAGAACAGAGTGAAAACGCACAACTTCTAAAACATGAACGAAGTACAATTTAAAAAAGGGAAACCTACGGCAACGGCAGGAAGTATGGACACCTCGATCAGTGCGCTGATCGTGGGCGGTGTAGCCGTTGCCGGAAAGTTAGTGTTGGGCACTCCCTACACGATCCTACGTCCCGACGATGCAAAAGCGTTGGGACTTGATGCAGCGTATGACACTGCCAATGCTGTTGTCCTTTATCATCATATTGAAGAGTTCTATCGTGTGAACACGGAAGGAACAAAACTGTATCTGATGGTAGTTGACAAAGCTTTAAAACCGGCTGATATGCTAACCGATGCGGGCTTGTTATATGCACGTAAATTGATCGCTTTTGCTAAAGGAGAAATCCGACAAATCGCAATTGCGATCAATCCAACCTTTACGGTTGAAAATCCCGAGGTAGTGACGGATGGGTTCAATTCGGATATCCGTGCAGCGATTGCCCCGGCGCAAGAATTTGCTTTGTGGGCATTCGATACCGAGCGTCCCGTCCATGTTCTCTTGGAAGGTCGTGCCTACAGTGGTAATGCTCAATCGACCATTGACTTAAAAGCTCTGACAACAGGGTCAGGTATTCTGTTGGAAGCGGACAAAGTCAGTCTGATCATTGCCCAGGATTACGACTATGCAGAAAGCCTTGCTTTCGCATCTGGGAAAAAATACGCGTCGGTTGGATTAGCTCTTGGCGTGCTTTCTAGCATACAGGTGAATCAAAACATCGGTGAGGTGGAAACATTGAACCTGACGAATGCCGTACGCAATAAATATGTCACTGGTGGATTAAGCTCACATGAAAAGGTCGATACGGCAGAGGCTCAATTGGCTACCCTCGATCAGAAAGGTTACATCTTTCCGATGAGTTATACGGGTATCAGCGGCTATCGCTTTAACAATGATCATGTCTGCTCCCCAGAAATCTTAGACCAAGAAAGTGGAATCATGAATGAGTCCACAATTGCATACGGTCGTACGATGGACGAAGCCGTCAGACGTTTACGACGTGCTTTGCTACCTAAGATCAAAAGTGTACAGCCTGCTGATAAAACAACGGGTAAACTGGCAATCGGTGTGGTGAAAAGTTTCAATTCAAAAGGTAATGAAGTTTTTGAGGACATGGAGTCTGAAAAGCTCATTTCTGGAGGTCTCACGTACACGAATCCCGACAGCGATCTGTTGACTGGTGATAAGGTTCTGGAGGTCGCCTTTGATCTTCAACCCACTGGGACAATCAACAGAATTAGTGGAACAATTAATCTTAAAACGACTCTGTAATGGGAATAGTTAGAAAGAACGGAAAAGCATACGACAGTGGTGATGTCGTGGTCACTATCGATGGAATCATTTACGACGAAGTGAAAGAAATCACCTACGCAACGGAACAGGAGCACCAGGTTAACCATTCCTTGGCAAATAATGCTACAAGTTGGAGCATGGGCAAAAAGACACACTCAGGATCAATCACGCTGTACATGGCATCTGTGGTGGCGCTCGAAAAGTCCGTGGGTGGCGATCTATTGAGAAAGCGCCCTTTTGATATTCAGGTGTCATACGTGAATGAATATAATGAAATTATTAACGATACCGTAACCGCAAAATTCCAAAGCCAGGGACGTGAAGTCACTGGAGATATGGGGCTCGCGAAACAATTCGACCTCTTTGTGATCGGTGTCAATTATTTAACCTAATACTTTTAATACATCCCAAAAATGAAAGATACAAATACTTTGCCCGAGGGCATAACCCAAGAAATGATCGACGCGGGAAAATTGAAATTTAAGCCCAACCACGTAAGCTATGCAGAATTGCCAATGGATGACGATGGTAATGATTACATGACCGTACTGGTACGTAAGCCGGATCGATCTGTCCTTTCTGAATACACAAAATGGATAGACAAGAATCCGGGCAAAGCGGATGAGATCCTGGTCAATAGCTGTCTGTTATCGCACAAAGAAATTGTGAAAGCGGACGATGGATTATTCCAAGGTTGCGTCGATGCGATCGGACAGTTGATCAGCGTAAGAAAGGCTAGGATAAAAAACATCTAGCGCTATCGGATGACGACGACACGTCCGATAGCGTAAATGCCTTGCAGGAATTTAAAGATTACCTAGAGGAATACCCAGTCATCGATCAATCACCGGAAGTTACTTTCGGTGATCAGATCCGGCAGATCAATGCCCAGTTGTCACACTTCATGCACATTCCATTTCCGGAGGAGTTGGAAGATGACGTTTGGCTTGAAAAATATAGGCAGTTCCAGTGGCTTCTTGAAACAAACAGATTACCGATTACTATAAAAAAAGATTAAAATGATATTTGATTTAGGATCCCGATTAAAAGCAGCTTTTGGGTACGTAAGTGCCACCGAAAGTGAAACCCTCCGCAAACAAAAGTTTGCGGAGGAAAATGGCATTACGGGATCGGGTGTTTATGTATCGGATTCAACTTTCGAAGAAATGACGATCATCAAAGATCAGGCAAATCGCATGTTCTTTGGAAATATGATGTCGGGTAATCTGGATAGTATCGATGTTTATGCGCCACCTCCAATGTGTTCTTTTTCCAAAAGCAAAAATCTGATCATCACGGAAATCGATGGTACCGATGCGGAAGTAGTCGAGCGATATGGTGATAAATCCTGGGAAATTAGGATCCAAGGCATATTAATCGACATGAAAAATCACAACTATCCAAAAGCCGAGGTCATCAAGTTTCGACAGTTTTATAATTATCCTGGCGCGATGGCTGTTGAGGGACAGTTCTTTGATGACCTGAATATCAAGTCCATTTATTTTACAGATTGTGATATCGCTGGAGTTGCCGGCTATGCCGATACCATGCAGTATTCACTTACGGCTAGAAGTATTCGCCCGGTGGAGTTTTTCTTCGTTAAACAAAATGTGCAATAATGGAAAAGCTGCCCTACTTGAATATGTCTGCCAAGATCACCATCGGTAAGATATACTTTGATGACATCACCTCTGTGGAAATCGAGGAAAGTATTACTGAGATCAGCTCGACTGCACGAATTGTGATCCCTCGCTTTTACAAACAACTGGACAATAAATATCCGCTTGATTACATAAAGTCAGGCGATCAGGTTACGATCGAGTTTGGATACGAGGAAACAGGAATCAATGTCGAGTACCGCGGTTATGTCCGGGAGATCTCGGCAGACATTCCACTGGAGATCACCTGTGATCAACTGTACCCATTGAGGCAGAATAATATAGTCAAGAGCTACAAGTCGGTCACATTAAAAAAATTATTGACCGATGCGATCCAAGGAACTTTTATCAAATCGGTTGAATGTCCGGACGTACAGCTTGGAAAATATATCATCGACAATGCCAGTACGTACCAGATCCTAGATAAGATCAAAGAGGAATTTGGATTTTATGCAAAGTTGGTTGGTGACGTTTTGACTGTCGGCTTTGCCTGGGATTGGAAAATCGGATTTACAGCGGCGCATATATACGACAAACAGAATAACGTCAAGTCCAGCGATCTTAAATATCGTTTGGCTGATGAGTTCAACGTCAGAGTCCGGGTTAAGATCCGGAACAAAAAAAGTACCGAGGCATACGTCGAGGTTGGAAGTAAGGACAAGGACGCTACGGTGCACACGATCGAGTATGCAGCCGACAGTGAAGAGGTCGCAAAAAAGATTGCGGAAGCCCGATTAAAGAAATCGGTGTATACGGGATACACTGGAGAAATAACAGGTTTCGGTTTTCCATTGACAAAAGCAGGCGATAGTTTACAGATCATTGATCGTCGGGAGCCGTACCGCGAGGGTACGTATCTCATTGAAAAAGTAACAAAAACATATAGTTCGGAAGGCATTAGCCGTAAGAACGAACTGGCATTTAAAGTATAGACAGGCATGACGGATGTATTCCAAAATTTCTTAGACAAAACAATGTCCTCCAGAGCCGTTCGCACCATTGGTGTGGGTATCGCAACCCAGATCACTGATGCAAGCTGCACGGTAGAAAGGGATGGTCAACCGTCGCTGTATGATGTCCGTTTTTACGCTACCGAAACCAAGCCCGGAAGTCGCCATGTCATGATACCGGCGGAAGGAAGTAGCGTGCTGTACGGCATTATAGATAATCAGCAGGTGGAATCCTGTATACTGATGTGCAGCGAGGTCGATAAAGTCGTCATGAATGTCGGAGGTGCAAAATATGAACTGGATAAAACAGGACATTTAATCCAGATGGATAACGATAAACTGTCAAAAGTACTTTCGGATCTGATCGATGAAGTATCAAAGATCATCGTGATCAATGGTCGTAGTCCGAATGTGGCAGCGCTAAGCCTCATCAAAACGAAAATCAATAAAATATTGAAGTGATATGCCATTGAACAAAGAAACATTGATTACCGATATCCTCAATCTTTTTAATGATGAAAGTGATATCGATGTAGATCCAAAGGAAGCGCGCAAAAGACAGGCAGAAAGATTGGCTGTCGCCATTGATCGGTTCGTAAGATCTGGTGAAGTCAATACAACAGTAACCGGAACATCGGTAAGTGGTGGAGCGGTTACAGCGACAGGAAAAGGAAAGGTAACATGAGAACTGATTTATTACTCAGCGAAGATTATGACCTCATCGATCTGGGCACTGAATGGAGTGAGGGCGAAAGTGATCAACAACACGTCGAGCTGCTCATGATCTCCAACAAAGCAGACTGGAAAGAATTTCCTTTTGTTGGTTTCGGTGCCCGTCGCAGATTGAATGGAATTTTTAACAAAAACAAGATCATAAGAGAAATCCGTGTGGAACTCGAAAATGATGGCTACACGAATTACACTTTGGATCTTAAAGAGAATTTAGAAGACTTAACAATAACAATATGAAAATATCAGCTATAGGAATCAATTTTATCAAAAAAGAAGAAAGCTTTATTGCTGCACCATACCTGGACGCTGTTGGTGTCCCAACAATCGGATATGGTACGACTGTCTATGAGAACGGGAAGAAAGTAACGATGAAAGATTTCCCGATCACTGAGCGCCGGGCTTCCGAGCTATTAGCTAATATGTTGATCGGTTATGAAGCTGCTGTCAATAAAGCGGTCAAGAAACCGATCAACCAGAATCAATTCGACGCCCTTGTATCCTTTGCTTACAACGTAGGCAAAGCAGGAATGACAGGTAGCTCACTGGTTAAGCGGATCAATGTCGATCCATTACATAGCGAAATACCCTATTGGTTTTCGGTCTGGTGTAAGGGCACGATCAAGGGTAAAAAAGTGGTGTTACCAGGATTGGTGAAAAGGCGAAAACGAGAATCAGACCTATACTTTAAAAAATAAAACATGCAGCTACCGGACATCTTTCAAGATCTAATTGTCGCAACGACTTCTGCTGGAGTAGCGTGGGTGCTATCTCGGAAAAAACAGAAAGCTGAAATCAAAGCAGCTGAGTTGGACAATGTAGATAAGGCAATACAGATTTGGAGGGGATTGGCTGAGGATTTAGTAACAAAAGTCGATGTTCTTACTCAAAAATGTGAAGGACTTTCACTTGAAATAGATGCTCTGCGAACTGAAAACAGAAGTTTAAAATCTTCCTTGGACAAGAACTTAAAAAAAATAACAACATGAAAAACTTTATCAAAAAAATAGTGGAGATGATAAAATCAATCTTCAATGGTTTGAAACCTGGTTATAAAAAAGCATTGAAAACTGCTGTTGCCGTTGTCGATGCAATTTATCAAGCCTCAAACAGTCCTGTTGTGGATATCATCACGGTAATCACACCGACAGTCGCAGACGATAAATTGATCGCTTGGTTAAGAAATTATTTGCCGGACTTTTTAAAGCGCTTCAAATTATTTGCGGAGGTATCAGAGCTGACAGATCCACAGGAAATAATTGTCAAGGTATCGGAGATCCTCCAGTCATTGGATTATGCCGATCGCAATGGTGAGCGCCTAAAGTTAGCCGTTGCCCTGGCTATTGACATTACTGCTGATGGCAAATTGGACTGGGCGGACGCTGTTAAAATTATTCAGGCATTAAAAGATAAAAGTATTTAGCAATGATAGTTGTCGACCATAATCAAAGCTTGTTAGATCTAGCCGTACAACATGGCGGTAATGTAACCGACGTCATGAAATTGGCGATCGCAAATGATCTATCGATCACTGATGAGATCAGACCGTCAACAGAGCTTATTGCCGTTGATCAGGATGATCCAAATATGGTCGAGTTCCTTGCCGTAAACAATTATGTGCCGGCAACATTGAGTAAGGTTGACGCAGGCACCGAACCTAATGGGATCGGTGCCTGGGTTATTGAATTGGATTTCACAGTAGTAACGTAATGGCAAAAACAATCGAACAATGGCAACAGCTGATCATTGACCAGTTAGCAGCTAACAACATTCAGGTGTCGGGCAGTAGAACAAGTATACGAAGACTTTGGACTTATGTTTTTGCGTATTGCACCTGGGCATTGGAACAATTATTTGATCTTCATAAGCAGGATGTGACCGATCAGATTGCTAATATGAAACCGCACTCTTTACGCTGGTACCGTACAAAGTCAATGCTTTTTCAATTCGGATATGCTTTGATTGAAGATACTGATCAATACGATAACACGCTGTTGACTCCAGAGCAGATCGAAGCTTCAAAAATAATTAAATATTGCGCAGTCAATGAGGCAGCAAACGAAAGTCGCTTGATCATTAAAATAGCAACAGAAGATAACAACGGCGTGCTCGCTCCAATCGAAGAAAATGAACTGGTATCATTCAAACAATATTTAGCGGATGTCAAGGATGCAGGTAATACCATAACCATCACAAATTATCTTCCGGACATATTAGACCTGGAAACAATAATATATTATGATCCGCTGTTGATCGCTGCCGATGGCACTAATATTTTAGATGGTTTAAAACCGGTTGACATCGCAATTAATAAGCATTTAAAAGAACTGCCTTTCAATGGTGTGTTGATCCTGGCTTCGTTGGTTGATAGTCTCCAAAATGTTCCTGGCGTGGAGATCCCGCATATTGTTAAAGCTAGTAGCAGTTGGATCAATCCAACGACTGGTGGTTATGGTGCACCCCAGGTGATCGGTGTGTATAAGATCCCCGAATCGGGTTATTTTAAAGTAACCGATTTTAGCAAAATAACTTATGTGCCTTATGGATAGAATATATATCATAGACTTCAAAAAGTTGGTTGCAAATCTGATCCCAACTTTCATGAACAAAGGTGTGGTCAAAGTGATGCAGATTTTCTCATCAGGTTTGCGATCGTTGCATCTTATCTTCTTGAGCATGCGGAATGATCATAATAAAGATCTTGCTGTAACGCCCCAGGTATTCAGTATAAGAAAAACGTTAAACGATTACTTTGATGCAGGTGATCGATCGATAAGAATTGAAGATTCAAATTTGCATCCGCGTACATACGTGTTTACGGAAGGTGAGCAGCAACCGGTGTTTTTAGGTGAGCGTCCAATTTTCACAAGTGCTGAGCTTAGATTCGCGACAGGCTTTGTGGTGATAGCACCCGAGGTTCTGAACAATGTAGCCGAGGATGCGCGCATGAAAGCGATGATAAATAAATACAAATTAGCAGGCACAAAATATACGATACGATATGAATAAGGTGAACTTTGAACAGACAGGCGGTTTCCCTTTGGAAACAAATACATTTTCTTTTTTACAATCTGCCTATGGCTCTTTGGCAGGTTTAGCAGGCTTGGGCGGTCAGAATTATATTCTGAATGGCTGCGAGGTCGCAGGCGGCAATATTGCAAATGGAACAGTAGTTATTAACGGTGAAGTGCTTCCGTTCACTGGTGGCGCTAAATTAGCCCGTGTAGTGATTGAGGAAACAGTAACGGAAAAAACATTTGAGGACGGTATCAGTAAGCCGGTATATACAACGCGTGTAGCAAAAATGGCAGCGACTGGAGGCGTGCTTGATTTTGATTCTTTGAAACGAGTGTCCAACCTGTTGGATATCGAAGGTCGCATCAGAGATCAACAGGTGCTCGAGTGGACACCTATATCTGACAATGTTTACAACGTGATTGATCCCGCTGACTGTAAGTGCTTCATGTTTCGTCAAGGAAAATTAGTTGTGCTAACAGGAAGCATAACCTTCACGTATGTATTTACAGGTACTCAAGGTGCTGTCGGAGTAACCGGATATCCCAATATCGGTGAAACAGTTATGACGATGTACGGAAATATGTACAATTTAACTAAAGTCGGAGATAGTCCAAATAAAACGGTGAGAGATATGAATAAAGGGCAATTTTCTCAAAATTTAACTTTCCCTGTAGAAGCACCGGAAAACACGAAGTGGTTTTTTAATTTTTCAATCACCTTAATAACTATTTAAAATGAAACAACCTATAAGTGTTTTAAAAAACTTTTTCTCGGCATTTAAAATGCCAACAGGAAGTAATTTCGGTGATATGATCGATTCATTCTTTCATAAGGATGGTAAGATCCCGGCAGCTAATATCGAAGGATGGACGGATGACTCGGCTATTGAGATTATTGGGAATGAACTACCAGAACTAGCGGACAAAAATAAATATGTTGAGGTTTTGGGTGGCGAGAATGGTCGAACATTAACATATAAGGGAACCCCATTTGCAATCACCAAGGACAGTTTAGCGGTAATGTTTTGGTCAGGATCTTTAAAAATATGGAAAAAACAAGATGAATCGCCTATACCGAAAGGATCAAATGGCAAAACTATTGAAAAATTCAATCCCTTAAAAGAAGGTGGTTACCCAACTGGTAGTCAAGTTTTTTTTCTATCTGCGGTGTGGGAATCTTCTGAATTAGCTGCTA